TCATTGGTGTTCGTAATTTTAAGGATGTTTTCTTTGGCATTTGGGATTATGTTGATAACAAGGTTTGTGCTTTTTTGTTTGGAAAGACTAGATCTGAGCTTGATGTTGAGAAAGTTTATCCCAAATTGAGTGATGTTTTGCAAATTTTTCTTTATTTTCATGATCACGTTGATAGTGGTAAGCTAGTAACTAGCAACCGAGCTGCGGCTCGATTGCTTGTTGCTGCTGATAATCTGTCAGCACAATATATTGACAAGTCCCTTACTTTGCGTCACTCTGAAGTGTGTTCTCGATTAAAAGAGGCACGGTTCAATGTGAAATCCCTCATTCAAAAGGCTCAACTGTATCTTTCTTGTGGTGATGGAGTGCGTGTGCCACCTGTAATGGTCTTGATGTATGGCACGGCAGGCTGTGGTAAGACGGAACTTTCCTCCTTATTACAGCATGCTGTGTGTGAAGAGTATTATCCTGATGTCTCATTTTCAGATTTGATGTTTTCACGCAAGTCTGAAAATGAGTATTGGGATGGTATTAAGGATTCGCATCGAGTTATTGCGTATGATGATGCTTTTCAGCAGATTGATACGCAAGCTCGGCCCAATCCTGAAATTATGGAGTTTATTCGACTCCATAATTCAGATCCATACCAGGTGCACATGTCTGCAGTGTCTGACAAGGCTTCAACTTATGTTAGACCGGATTTCATTTTTGCGACTACTAATGTTCCTCCAACTTCTCTCTCTCCTAAGTCTATTCATGAACCTGACGCTCTCTTGCGTCGGTTTGATATGAAGGTAAAGGTCGGTATTCATCCCGACTTTGCCATGACTGCCTCTTCTTCATCTCATTCTCATCGTGTTGTAGCAGATCCTCGTAAGGTGTGGCTTGCCATGAACCCTGGTAAGACAAAACATGATCTTTTGCAAGGTATGAAGGACAACACTCTCAATGTTGGCATTCTACCGGATGTTTATGAGTGTGAGGTTGAATTTACCCATCTTGGGCAGGTTCAAAATTACACTTGTGGATATACTGAGCTTCTGAAACTCATAAAGCAATTCCGTGCCTCACGCGTGAATGCAAATTTGGACAAAGTGACTCAAAATCATCCTCAATTACCCGAAGATCTGAAGAATGTGGCTGAACGTTTAGAAGTTCAAGGTAGTGGTGACTATGATGTTGATTTTATTCTGCATCGTAGTGATAGTGATACAAGTTTGTCTGAACTTCTTAGTGATAGTGATACATCCAGTGAGTCTTCCATGACCTATACAAGTCTATCACCTCAATCATCTCGAGATGAAGACGAGTTGGAGATGGAAGACGCATTGGATTACTTTGACAATCATTGTTGTGAGAGAGATGTTTCAGTGTGGCAGAAGTGTAAAGCAAAAGTTTGTGATTTTGTTAATAGTTTGAAAACATTGTGGGATCAGATTAAGATTTTTGTACATAACCATTGGGTTGTTTTTTCAGGTTTGTCTTTTGTTGCAATGGCTGGTGTAGGTTACTCAGTTGCAGCAGCAACTAGTTGCCGAACCAGGTGCTTCCTTGAACAAGGAGGCACTT